AATCAAAGGTAATTCTGACGTACCTAAAACCAACCATATTCACTATTTTAGCAGTCGAATTAGGCATTGTTACCCAATCAATAGCATCTGTTGAAAACTCCATTAGGAATGCTTCTGTAATATTACTTATTATTTCATCTGTTTCAGTAACTTGCACTCTTACCAAAGACTGGGTTATAAATCCAATATCAAAAACCTCTTGATACTGAGCCGTTAATGGCTCTGGCATTAGCCCATAGAGAAAGCCTGCGTTTATTTCATCTTGTATCGTGGCATATCCGTTACCTATCCAGTCTGATACTGTATCTGTAGTCGAAACTGGTAGCATTAAATTACCATTATCATCAATAACAGCGTTAGTTTTACTACCACTGAAATCGGATACAGTTTCTAGTCTTGAAGTGTAATCCCTCGGTGCGTCAACCTGTATAATTTGCGAAACGACATTGCTCACGTTCCCGACAATATCAACCGCTTTAATCTGATAATTATATGACCCCTGCAAAACCTCTTGTTGATATATGAATGCGGTTGATGATTCATTAACGACAACGCCATCTCTTAACAATATCACCTTGTCAGTTGGTAGAGTTCCTTTTGTCATTTCAACCTTAAAGGTGACATTATTATCAATTACTTGTGCGGTAAATCCGTTAACTATTGGTGGGTATATGGTAATGTCATATACTGAGTCATCTGGATTTGATCTTCTTCCAAAAACTGTAACGACATCTAATTTAAATTTATTAATCCCTGCAACCGCTGGTAAAAACATTACGTCAGCTTTTGTCTCGTAATAACCGACTTGTGTACCTGTCTGGTCAAACCTGTAAACATTGTAATGGTCAACTTCGATGGGTGTTTGATTGTCTATTGCTAGAGATACGGCATCCCATTTTATTTTCATCTGCCTGTCTTCAATGGTAACGGTCATATTAGTTGGAGGGTTTGGCTTGTCAACTACTTGATAAGCGGTAGGCGTATTTTGTAGCCCATCAATTTGCAAGTCACTTACCGCATAAACTACCGCACTGTAATCACCGACATCTTGAACTTCGACGTATATCGGTGACATGTTCGACTCAAACGTATAGACTTGAGCGCCCTTTGTTATCTTTGCCACATACTTATCAACAAGCCCACTGTTTAGCTCGTCAAAGTAAATATTCGCCTTTCCTTTACCAACAATATCTATATTTGTTATAGTAACCACACTCGGCTTGTCAAACGGGTTTGGCAATGTATTAACGCCCTGGCTTGGGTATTGGTTTTCATATTCAATTGAATAAATACGGTCATCATGCTCTTCTAGGGTGAATTTGATAATGCCATCTAACTGATACTCTTTAGACTCAACCCGAAACTCTTTGTCGGCGAACCCAAAATGATCTAACGTCACACCGACTATATCGCCTATGTTTAACCCGCCTGCACTCCAATTTGAATTTAATTCGACCACTTTATTGAACAATGATTTTTTAAGTATGTATTCCGCCGTCGCCTGCGCTTCTGCAAAGTTATTGCAAAAGTTTAGCTTTATGCGCTTTTCTTTCGATATTGAATCATCCCTCAATAATCTTACATCACTATCCCAACCTGCGAAAGGATAAACAATATTACTACTATCGTAAAAAACTGAATCTTCTTTGTAATTCTGGTCTGGGGAAATATAATCAGCCGTTACCGCATTTATTGCGTCCGTGCTTGATGCAGTTGATAGTTTTGCTGTACCGACTATATTAGATTCATTAAATGTATAAACTGCATCGCCTTGCCCCCTTAGACTTATAGCATAGACACCATTATCGTTCCTTATATCTGCTACCATTGATCTTAAAATGTCATCTCTATTATCTTGTATTTTACGCTTTGTATCTATAATTCCATTGAATGTATATCGTTTACGGCCTCCGACGTCTTCATCGCATAATGCTTCCGCATAATCGAAAGATGCAGTATCAATATTTTGCAACCCAACACCGTACCCGTCGTTTGTCATGTAGTCCCTTAAAGCTGCCGCTGGGTTTGATGTTTTCCCATTAACAATACAGTATAGTTGTGGCTCACCTTGATAAATATTTGAGTCGTATGAGAATCTAGCATAAACTGCTAGCACTCTTGAGAACTTCATTGCCGTCGTATATGTTGTGCACCCATTGTCAGTTGGATATGTTCCAAACCCATTTATGCCGTCAGAGACTTTAAAAATAACCTTATTGTTAAAACGTGTATTTTGATTTGTAGTGTTTGATGCAACATCATAAACCCATTCAGCATCCTTTCCTGATTGACCTTCGATATATATCTTTTCTATGCTTGCCCCGTCATGCTCACAAACAAAATAAAAACAATGCAAATGTTTATAGTCTTCTGATATTTCAAAATGCACTTTTTTCAGACCAACCTTTGCCTTGCCATAAACAATAGGCACAGCTATTGAAGTATCTAAGTTAGACTGGATTTGATACCCTTTGCTAGGAGGCAAAGAAAAAAGGTCATCAAAATAGCTTTTCAATCCTAGGGCTTTGGATATAGATGTCCCTAGAAGATTAAACCCGTCTAACACTCCTTCTGCTATATCGGAAACAGTAGAAACGACTGATTTACCTATATCAGATAACCCCTTGCTAATCGAATCAAAAACACTCATTGTTTAGAACCCTTTCCCCAAAAAACTGTTGCGTTAGCTTCTTTAATGTATTTCAAACATTCATCGTTAGGATCTATATTCCTTTGGTTCTCAGGAGTTAATAACCTAGCGTTTGTGTTGGTAATCCCACCAATCGCATCTGTAACCTCGGATATTAATAGCACTTCATTATCTTTACGTTCAATTCCTTCTTTGTGTATGTGGCCATTTAGCACCTTAGTGAATATAGGCGGTTCTTTTTCTTTATATACGCCAATGTACGCATTTACATTACTTCCTACCTGTCCGATAAAAGCGGCTATCATGGATGTCGTACCAATAATATTGATGGTCAATGAATAAGGTGTAGAACCAGTAGATTCTTTCAATCCACTTACCCCATCTAAATAGTTTTCGTGTTGCCAAATATTAACTCCATCATCATAATCATATGGTAACGTCGTCCATCTTACCGTATTACCGCTAGTTAGAATAAATTCTAAATTAAGTGCTACTCTATACCTATCAGTGTTTATTATGTCTAGCTGTTGTTGCGTAAACATTAGATAACCTCAAACATTGTTACATCAATTTTATTGGATAAAAAAGAGCTGTCAATAGTCAAAGGAATAGCCCCTTCATTGAATCTTACCGTAAATAAAGGGGTATCAAATATAACAATGTCATTAACATTTACGCTTTGAGTTAGTTCTGGATATACGGTTATTTGGGTTGGAGTGAATGACTTAACAATATACACTTTAGAATGATTGCCAAATCTAATATATGAACCGATATTAACAGAACCATGCTGGTTAATACTTACTGTATCACTTCCAGCCGCTGCTATAATAGATACACTACCATTGCTTTTATCTGGATTGGTTTTGTTAATGGGTAAATAAACTTGAAATTCTCCGTATGCGCCTCTTTGCGAAAATATGTGGCTCATTAACGCCATATACCCTTGCTCCTCCATAACTGCTATTGTTGCATCTATTTGCCACTTTTGTGACGCTATTGATTGCACAATATCCCTACCGTTTAAAGTGGTTTGTATGGTGTTAGGCTCAATAGATGATATTGATATGTTGCTAAATTCGCAAAAATCGTTTAATAGGGCCATTTTATGCTAAACCTCTTCTAATACCATTAACAATCAAAGGCATTCGCTCGACTATTAGGCGATCAAAGTCTTTGGTATCGGCAGCCGTTACGCTGATATTAACATTAACAGGCTTCTCATCCGTTACGATTGTCTTTACATGATTTTGCCTATTATTAAAAACATCATTTGGGTAAATTCTACCGTTTGTATTTGGCACAAACATCTCTCTACCTTTCTCACCAACTACGTATGGGGAGTTTGCTTGCACGTTACCACCCATCATTCTTGGTTGGTATTGTTGGCTTTGGATTTTAGCTATCTGCATAGCCCCTATTGCGCCTATCATCCACGCCGCCGCTATGTTTGTTGGGTATAATAATGCTGGGTTGGCAAGCGTATTCATAACCGCTAACCCTGTGCTGATTGCCGCCTGAGCAGACATTAGGTCTTTTTGTTGCTCAAACCCTTTTTTGGATGATGTGTCTTGCATAGATGCCAGCTGACCAAACATTTGCGCTGTTGTTGATAGCAATGTTGATGTACCTTGACCTTCTGGCGATGCTACCCAATTTGACAACGCGTTTTGTTCTTCGACATTAGATTTTTTGTAGCTTAACATTCTATCAAAAAATGCTTTCTTCTCTGCCTCTGTACGTTCATTCCATTTTTTTTCTATGAGAAATTTTTGCACTTGAAGATCAGTGAAGTTTTTTATCTCTTCTGTTCGGCTTTTTTGTACTAAGTCCTTCACATAATCATTTAACTCTTTGGTTTTTTTAAACTCTTCAACCGCGCTATCCATCATCCCTGAAGAGTCACCTTTTTTAGCATCATTCTTTAGCTTAACCATGGCATCCATGAATGATTTTTGTTCATCAAGCGTTAGTTTATTCCACCCCTTTTCCTTTAGTAATTTCGCCGCGCCATACGCATCAATGTTTGATATGTCTTTAAGACGGTGTTTTTGCATCTGGTCTATATAATGTTCAAACGGTGTTGTATCATTCTTTTTTTGTTTCGGATTGTCTTTACTTTCAGGTTCAATAGGGATCTCAAAGTCACTTGTTTGGTTTCTAAGCATATCTCTATAGGCATACAATTGCTTAATTTGGTTTTTACCTTCTTTTGTGTTGACAAAGTTTAGGCTGCTTTGCATTTCAGCCTCAACCTTTGCTAGCTCCTCTGCTATTAATTTCTTTTCTTTAAGCGCATTTAATTCATATTCACTTCCAAGGTCAAGTAACCCAGTCGCATCGGAATAATGTGCCGTCGAAAATCCAGCCATGGCAATAAGCGTTTTTTGCAAACCGTCTGCGTTATCCCATGCTTCTTTAATAAAGTCGGATATCCCTCTAAAGAAACCAGACACTTTGTTAAAAAGTTTGCTTACTATTCCTATCAACCCTTTTAGCTTGTCTTTAATTTTATTTAGGGCGGCCACCACTATCCTGAATTTGCTTCCTAAAATAATAAACGCAATAAGACCATAAGTTCCGATATTATTATCGACCCAAGTCTTAAACTCTTCTATTTTAATTTTAAAAGATAGAAAAAACGCATCAATCTCACTATCAAGGTAAGTGAAATCCCCACCTAATGACTTTATTATTGCGGAAAATCCTTTAAGCGCTGGTGAAAAGTCGTTTCTAATAAAATCTCCAAACCTCATTATGGCGCCCGTTAATTCATCTACCACCCCTTGTAATATTTGGTATCCGCCATTGTCTATAATTGCTTCTTTAGCTTCTATTACTGAGGTCTTAAGGTTATTTATTGAAGCTTGCAGCTTTGCTGTCGCCCTTTGTGAAGCGCCACCCCATTCTTTTTTAATTTGATTTGCCAGTTTTGGCACAAACTCGCTAGCAAGTAGTTCACCATTTTTCATCATCTTCATTAATTCGCCAGTCGTTACACCAATTGCACGTGCGCCGATACCTAGCGCATCTGGTAGATGGTCACCTAATTGCTGCTTAAGTTCTTCTGCCATAACAGTTCCCTTTGCCATCATTTGTTCAACTGCTTTTAATGCTAGATTGGTTGCCTCCGTACTAAGTCCCATAGCCACCGAACCTTCCAAGAACGCACTATAAACGTTATTTAACTCCTTGCCCTGTAGGCCAGCTGATTTTGCTGCGACGGAAAACTTACCGTATGATTCGGTAATTGAATTAAGTGATGCGCCTGTTGATCTTGCTAAATCTTTGGCTTTTTCAAACTCATTATTGGCACCTGCTATAGAGCCAGTTGCAACATACATTTGATTTTTGAATTTGTCGATAGATATAGCCGTATCGCCAAGCGTTTTTGCACCGAAAGCTACAATAGCGGCTGTACCAGCTAATGACGCGGCGCTTATTTGCCCAAACGCGCTATTTACTTGACGTGCCATCCTAGCGGCGGATGTTCTTAGAGTTGAAAAAGAGCGTTTAACCTTACTATTATTTCGCGTGACATTATGTGCAACTCTTGATGATACTTTAGAGGCTTTATCGTCGGCTGAATATTGAAGTCTAGCTACATATGTTAAATCGCTCATTATTTAATTCTCTCCATGCTCTTTTTTTGCTCTTCATGTTCAATTTCATAAAAAGATGCCCACCCAATCAATTCGGCAACTGACATTTTTGAGACATCTGTATAAGTCATGGATAAATCTTTGGCAAGGGCGAACTTAAAGTATAGCCCGCCATCTTGCCTTATTATTTTTTTACTTCATCAATCTCAGGCATTAAGTCGTCATCAATGCCACCCATTTCTGCAAAAATAAAATCAATTACCTTTGGGTCTACATTTCGCATAAGCGAACTTTTATCAGCATCAGCAAAAATACGTCTACCATCCTCGTCTAAACTGCGTAAAATAACAGTCTCAACTGCAGCGGACGACATTTCATCTTTAAATGCGTATGCCATAATTCTGTCCCGTTGCAACGAATTCATAGGTTTCCAGAATATTTTAACATCCCATTCCTTAACGTAAACTGACTTCATTTCACCGTTAATTTGCTCTAAGAAATGGTTTTTTGCCTTTTCTAATACCGTGTTTTTCATGTTTTATCCCTGCCTTTTAAATTAAACGCCTGATACTGCGCCTTTACCCGCAAATGATACGCTTGCGGTAATTACACTACCGATTGATGATGAAACGCTGTAACCAGTAACAATAACCGTACCTGTGTAAGTCGCAGGAAGCAATCCAGTTCCATCAGCATATAATTCAACTTCACCAATTGTACCGATTGGTACGCCTGCTGCCGTTGCATCAACATTAGTTACGTCATCAACTGAAATATTGATGTCGCAACTGCCGCTCCAAGATAACAATGATGTTAAGCTGTCTTTCCATCCGCCTGTGCCCATTGATGTGCTATCAGCTGTATCGGCTACTATGTCAAGCGACCAAGACGTAACTCCTGCAATCACCGCACCACCCAGCGTAACCTTACCACTATCCCCAACTAATTGTGTAGATGCCATTACT